TATCCGTTGAGTATGATTTAGAATACTAATGAAAAGTATTTTTGATTTTATCGTTGAACCTTATGGTCAGCGATATAATAATGAAGTTAAAGTAGGTGACAAAAGCCTTATAATTAACACTAAGTCAGAAAGTTTTAAATCTGTTAACAACATAGCTAAAGTTATAGCTGTACCCAAAGCTTATAAAACACCTGTAAAACCAGGTGATTTAATTATGATTCATCATAATGTATTTAGAAGATTTTTTGATATAAGAGGACAAGAGAAAAATAGTAAGTCTTATTTTAAAGACGGTATGTATTTTGTTCAATTAAATCAAGTTTATTTATATAAATCTAAAAACAAATGGCAAGCTTTTGGTGATAGATGCTTTATAAATCCGATTCATAACAATGACGATCTAGACGCTAATTTAGAAGAAAGACTCATTGGTATACTAAAATATGGTAATAGTTCCTTAGAAGCGTTAGAAATACACGAGGGAGACCTAGTTGGTTACACACCGTTTGGTGAATATGATTTTATAGTGGATGGTAAGCGTCTTTATTGTATGAAATCAAATGATATTGTAATTAAGTATGAACGTCAAGGAAACGAAAAAGAATATAATCCAAGCTGGGCACAGAGCGGTTGAAGAACTTATTAAGGTTGCAAAAGAAGCTATAGTTGATTCTGATGATGACATATCAGCTGATAGATTAAAAAATGCAGCGGCTACAAAAAAGCTAGCCATATTTGATGCTTTTGAAATACTTAATCGTATTAAAGAAGAAGAAGATATGCTAAATGAAAAACCAAAAGAAGAAAAGAAAAATCAAGCTTTTGGAGGTTTTGCAGAAAGAAGATCTAAATAATGTATAAGCAAACTTTATATAAAGTAATTGACCACATAAAACCTCATGTAATAAAAAGATTAAATAAATCTAAGAAATGGGAGTATGGTTATAACAAAGAATATGATGTTATTGTTATATCTAGAACTGGTCAAATAGGTGAGGTTTATGAAATACAAAATTTAAAAATAGCATTACCAAAAGAAAAAGATGTTAACAAGGATTACGACAAGTGGCGAGTACATGAGTATCCTAAGGCGTTAAAAAAGATTAAAACAATATTTGACTGGAAACAATATCCAGATGATTTTAAAGAAAAATGGTATGCATATATTGATAGAGAATTTGCTAGGCGCCACGAAGGCTATTGGTTCACTAATAAAGGTAAAGCTACTTATATTACTGGTACTCATTACATGTACCTGCAGTGGTCCAAGATTGATGTTGGGCAAGCAGATTTTAGGGAAGCAAACAGATTATTCTTTATATTCTGGGAAGCTTGTAAAGCAGATAAACGTTGCTACGGAATGTGTTACCTCAAAAACAGACGGTCTGGTTTTTCATTCATGGCATCAGGCGAAACTGTCAACCTTGCCACTATCTCTAGTGATGCTAGATACGGTGTCTTATCAAAGTCTGGGGCTGATGCAAAGAAAATGTTTACCGATAAAATCGTACCAATTTCCGTCAACTATCCATTTTTCTTCAAACCGATTCAAGACGGTATGGATCGACCAAAAACAGAACTTGCATACAGAGTTCCAGCTAGTAGATTTACAAGACGTAAATTAGATAGCAATGAACAGTTAGAAGAATTAGAAGGATTAGATACAACTATTGACTGGAAAAATACAGGAGATAACAGTTATGATGGTGAAAAATTAAAATTACTTGTACACGATGAATCTGGTAAGTGGGAAAAACCTGACAATATATTAAACAACTGGAGAGTTACAAAAACTTGTTTACGATTAGGTTCTAGAATTATAGGTAAGTGTATGATGGGATCAACGTCAAATGCTTTAGATAAAGGAGGTAGAAATTATAAAAAATTATATGATGACTCAGACGTTACCAGAAGAAACCGCAATGGGCAGACTAGCTCGGGATTATATAGCTTGTTCATTCCTATGGAGTGGAATTACGAAGGATACATTGATTCTTATGGATTACCTGTCTTTGAGACACCGCAAAAACCTAAAGAAGGGCCAGATGGTTTCCCCATTGAAATCGGTGTTATCGAGCACTGGGAAAATGAAGTAGAAGGTCTTAAGGACGATCCTGATGCACTTAATGAATTATATAGACAGTTTCCACGTACTGAGAAACACGCATTCAGAGATGAAACAAAACAATCTTTATTTAATTTAACAAAAATATACGAGCAAATAGATTATAATGAAGATTTAAAAAATTCTAATGTTGTCACACAAGGTAATTTTATGTGGGAAGGTGGGATTAGAGATACAAGCGTTCAGTTTGTTCCAAGCAAACAAGGTAGATTTTTAGTGTCTTGGGTTCCAGATGTTCAACAGCAAAATAGATTTATTGTTAAAAATGGTATGAAATATCCTGCTAACGAACATATGGGTGCATTTGGATGTGACTCATATGATATATCAGGAACAGTAGATGGTAGAGGATCGAAAGGTGCATTACATGGTTTAACTAAGTTTACTATGGATACTTGTCCACCTAATTTATTTTTTTTAGAATATATAGCTAGACCACAAACAGCTGAAACATTTTTTGAAGATGTACTTATGGCATTACACTTTTACGGTATGCCAATACTTGCTGAAAATAACAAACCTAGATTATTATATCATTTAAAAAGAAGAGGTTATAGAGGTTACTCTATGAACAGACCAGATAAAACAATGTATAAATTATCTGTAACTGAAAAAGAAATAGGTGGTATACCTAATTCAAGTGAAGATGTTAAACAAGCTCATGCTGCAGCTATTGAATCTTATATTGAAATGTTTGTTGGTTATAACAATGAACAATATGGAACAATGTATTTTCAAAGAACATTAGAAGATTGGGCTGCATTTGATATAAATAAAAGAACAAAACACGATGCATCTATAAGCTCTGGCTTAGCAATCATGGCTTGTAATAAAAATAAATATAAACCTGTGCCTGAAATTATAAAAGAAAAAGTAAGTTTAAATTTTTCCAAGTATGACAACAAAGGTTATAAATCAAAAATAATTAATTAGATGATTAATACGAGTACTAATAGTTCCTTTCCTAGTCAGGTGGTACCTGTCGCAGAAAAGCTTAGTTGGGAATATGGTCTGCAAGTAGGGCAAGCCATTGAATATGAATGGTTTAGAGGCGGAAGAGTTAACGGAACAAGATGGCAAAAAGGTTTTCAAAACTTTAATAGATTAAGATTATACGCTAGAGGTGAACAACCTGTGCAAAAATATAAAGATGAATTATCAATAAACGGTGATTTATCTTATTTAAATTTAGACTGGAAGCCAGTGCCTATTATACCTAAGTTTGTAGATATAGTTGTAAATGGTATATCATCAAAAAATTATGATATAAAAGCTTACGCTCAAGATCCTTTTTCACAAAAACAAAGAACTAACTATGCTTCATCTATATTAAGAGACATGTTATCAAAGCCTTTGCTTGATAATATACAACAAAATCTAGGTGTAGATGTTTACAATGTAGTTGATCCTGCTAATTTACCACAGTCAAAAGAAGAGCTTGAGGTTCATATGCAATTAAACTACAAACAATCTGTAGAAATTGCTGAAGAAGAAGTTATTAACAACGTATTAGATTTTAACAAATACGAATTAATTAACAAAAGAGTTACAGAAGATATAGTTACAGTAGGTATTGGAGCTGTAAAAACTAGTTTTAACAAAGCTGAAGGAGTGGTGATTGACTATGTTGATCCTGCTAATTTAGTTTATTCCTACACAAATGATCCTAATTTTCAAGATCTTTATTATGTAGGTGAAATAAAATCTATTACAATACCTGAGTTAAAAAAGGAATTTCCTAATTTAACTAACGAAGAACTTAAAAAAATACAAAAATATCCTGGTAGAGAAGCCTATATGAGATCTCCTAATTCAGATAATGATTTAGTTCAGGTTATTTATTTTGAATATAAATCTTATATAGACCAAGTATTTAAAGTTAAAAATACAGATAATGGTTTAGAAAAAGTATTAGAAAAACCAGATACATTTAATCCACCTGAAAATGATAACTTTGAAAGGGTTTCAAGAACAATAGAAGTATTGTTTACTGGAGCTAAAGTTATGGGAGTTGAACAAATGTTAAAATGGGAAATGTCAGAAAACATGACAAGACCTAAAAGTGATTTAACTAAGGTAAATATGAATTACAACATCGTTGCACCTCATATGTATCAAGGTCGTATAGATTCACTTGTAGGACGTATAACTGGTTTTGCTGATATGATACAGCTTACATCACTTAAGCTACAACAGGTGATTGCTAGAATGGTTCCAGACGGTGTGTTTGTAGATGTAGATGGTTTAGCAGAAGTTGATTTAGGTAATGGTACTAATTATAATCCACAGGAAGCGTTAAACATGTATTTCCAAACTGGTAGTATAGTTGGTAGATCGTTGACACAGGATGGTGATCCTAATAGAGGTAAAGTACCTATTCAAGAATTACAAACATCTAGTGCTAATGGAAAAATAGCATCTCTAATTAATACTTATCAGTATTATTTACAGATGATAAGAGACGTAACAGGTCTTAATGAAGCACGAGACGGCAGTTTACCAGACAAGGACGCTTTAGTCGGATTGCAAAAAATGGCTGCCAATGCTTCTAATATAGCTACTAAACATATTTTAAATGCTAGTTTATATCTAACATTAAGAACGTGTGAAAACATATCTTTAAGAATAGCCGATATGCTTGATTTTGATTTAACTAACAACGCTTTAAAAGCTGCAATAGGTAAATTTAATGTAGCAACATTGCATGAAATAGATGATTTACATCTTTATGATTTTGGTATATACTTAGATTTAGAACCAGAAGAAGAAGAAAAAGCTATGCTTGAGCAAAATATTCAAATGGCTTTACAACAAAATCAAATATATCTTGAAGATGCTATTGATATTAGAGAAATAAGAAACTTAACATTAGCTAATCAAGTATTAAAATACAAAAGAGTTAAAAAGCAAGAAGCTGATCAACAAGCTCAAATGGCTAATATACAAGCACAAGCTGATTCAAATGCTGAAGCATCTGAAAGAGCTTCTATGCAAGAAGTACAGAAAAGTGAAGCTTTAGCTCAAACTCAAACACAAATAGAACAAGCAAAATCCCAGTTTGAAATTCAAAGAATGCAAACTGAAAACCAACTTAAGTTACAATTAATGGCTCAAGAATTTGAGTACGATATGAAACTTAAACAAATGGATGTAGATGCAAACACAAAAAAAGAAGCTCAAATAGAGGATCGTAAAGATAAACGAACTAAAATTCAAGCTACACAACAGTCTCAAATGATTAGTCAAAGACAAAATGATTCTGAACCTACAGATTTTGAAGCTGAAAACTCAATGGAACTACCTGTCTTATCGTAGTTTTTTATTAATTTTTATATTATTTTATTATGTCACAAACACAAGAAAAAGCTGGAAAGCTTAAGGTGAAAGCTAAAATGCTTAAACCTAAAAATTTATCAAGAAATGATGAACCTATAAAAGTAGATTTATCACAACCTAAAATAGAAGAACAAGATGCCATTCAAACACAAGAGACAAATGATAGCGATGTTGTTGTCGAAAAGCAAGAAAACAGTGTCGACAGCAAAGAAGTGGCTGAAGAAGTACGGTCCACCGAAGAAGTAAAACCAGTTATTGAAGAGATAATTGAAGAAAAACCTGAAGAAGAAGAGGTTATAAATATAGGTGAAGAAATGGTACAAACATCAGAAAAGCCAGTGGCTAAAGTATCTGATGAATTACCTAAACAAGATATTAATCTACCTGAAAACATCGAAAAAGTTGTAGACTTTATGAAAGAAACAGGTGGAACATTAGAAGATTACGTAAGATTAAACGCTGATTATTCTAATGTAGATAATGATACTTTATTAAGAGAGTATTATAAACAGACTAAATCTCACTTAGATTCAGAAGAAATTAGTTTCCTTATGGAAGATAATTTTAAGTATGATGAAGAGTTAGATGAAGCAAGAGATATTCGTAAGAAGAAACTTGCATACAAAGAAGAGGTTGCAAAAGCCCGCAAGCATTTAGATGGTTTAAAGAGTCAATATTACGACGAAATCAAGTTGAGACCCGGAGTAACTCAAGAACAAAAAAAGGCTATGGATTTTTTCAATCGCTACAACGAAGAGCAAGATGTAGCTCAGCAACAGCATGAAACTTTTAAATCTAATACTAAAGATTATTTTACTAATGAATTCAAAGGTTTTGATTTTAAATTAGGAGAAAAGAAATTTAGATATGGAGTTAAAAACCCTAGTGAAGTTGCAGATAATCAATCAAACATTTCTAATATAATTAAGAAGTTCTTAAATGACAAAGGAGATGTAACAGATGTTCAAGGTTATCATAAAGCTATGTATGCCGCTGAAAATGCAGATACTATTGCACAACATTTTTATGAGCAAGGCAAAGCCGATGCTATAAGAGATGTTGCTGCTAAATCTAAAAATATAAGCAATGAAGCTAGAGCTGCTGCTCCAAGTGATGTTTATATTGGCGGATTAAAAGTTAAATCGATCAGTGGTCTTGATTCTTCAAAATTGAAAATTAAAACAAGAAAATTTAACTAAAACAATTATTAATTATGGGACAAATCGCTCCGGTGTTTGGAAGTATAGTACCTTCTCAAACTCAACTACCGCTAGCTAATAACTACCTAGCGTTTAACACTGCTGCTGCAGGTGCAAATGATTTCGCACAACAGTATTTACCTGAAGTATATGAAGCTGAGGTAGAAAGATATGGAAACAGAACTTTATCTGGTTTCTTAAAAATGGTTGGCGCTGAAATGCCAATGACATCTGATCAAGTAATTTGGTCTGAACAAAATAGATTACACATCTCTTATACAGGATGTACACTAACAGGACCTGGTGCTGGAACTTTCGTTTTCAGTGTACCTACTAACGCTGCTGTTGGTGCAACTTCTATTAAAAATGCAATTGCTCCTAACGATACTATCGTTGTAATGAACCCAACTACTGGTGTTACATTAAAAGGTATTGTAGGTGCTGTAGCTGCAAATGGTGCTTTAACTAACGTTACTGCTTATCCATTTACTGCTGCTAACTGGGATACTTTAGGTATCGCTGCTGCTGCAGGTGCTGCTGGATTAAAGATATTCGTTTATGGTTCTTTATTTGCTAAAGGAACTGGAAGCGGAAACTTCTCAGTACAGCCACAATTTACTCAATACTCTAATCAACCAATCATTATCAAAGATAGATTTGAAATCAATGGTTCTGATATGGCACAGATTGGATGGGTAGAAGTTGCTACAGAAGATGGAACATCAGGATACTTATGGTATTTAAAGTCTGAGTCTGAAACAAGATTACGTTTTGACGATTACTTAGAAATGGCAATGGTTGAAGGTGAACTAGCTGATGCTAATGGTGGTTTTGTTGCTCAAGCAGCTAACGTACCTGGATTCTCAGCTACTATTAATGCTCACGGTACTGAAGGTCTTTTCCAAGCTATTACTAATAGAGGTAATATCATGAGTGGATTCCAAGGTGCTACAGGTATTTCTGATTTCGATCAAATACTTAAAAACCTTGACACACAAGGTGCTATTGAAGAAAACATGTTATTCTTAAATAGAGATACAGACTTAGAATTTGATGACATGCTAAGCCAAATTTCTGCTGGACAATCTGGTGGAACTGCTTACGGTTTATTTGAAAATTCTGAGGATATGGCTTTAAATTTAGGTTTCTCTGGTTTCAGAAGAGGTTCTTATGACTTCTACAAAACTAGCTGGAAATACTTAAATGACGCTTCAACAAGAGGTGCAGTAGCTGTAAACAATATCGATGGTGTATTAATTCCTGCGGGAACTTCTACAGTTTATGACCAAATTTTAGGTACAAACATTAGAAGACCATTCTTACACGTAAGATATAGAGCTTCTCAAGGAGATGACAGAAGATACAAAAACTGGATCACTGGTACTGCTGGTGGTGCTTACACTTCTGAAATTGACTCGATGATCGTAAACTGGTTATCAGAGAGATGTTTAGTTACTCAAGCTGCTAATAACTTCGTGTTATTCCAAAGCTAGAATTACTTTTAAAGAGTTAGGCGCTTCGGCGCCTAGCCCTTTATTTTTTTTATTAATTATATTATATTATATCATGTCAAAGACAAAACAAAAATTAGCCCCTGAATGGGAGATCAAGGATAGAACATATTTTTTAACAAATAATGTATCACCTTTAACATATACTTTAGGAACAAGACACTCAAGAAGATACCCGTTGTTACATTTTGATGAATCAACAGGTGAACAAAGAGAATTAAGATACGCAACTAATCAAAACTCACCGTTTGTAGATGAGCAAAAAGGAGAGGTTACATTAGGTCACGTTATATTTGAAGAAGGAATGTTGTTTGTTCCAAAGCAAAAACAAAATTTACAAAAATTACTTTCATTATACCACCCAAGAAAAGGCCATGTTTACGCAGAGTTTAAACCAGAGGTTGTAGCAACTGATGAAATTGAAGAAATAAACTTTGAAATAGAAGCTTTATTAGCCGCTAAACAAATGGATATTGATCAAGCAGAGTCTGTGTTAAGAGTAGAAAAAGGATCTGCGGTTAGTGAAATGAGTTCTAAAGAAATTAAAAGAGATTTACTTTTAATGGCTAAGAAAAATCCAGCAGGATTTATAGCAATAGCTAATGATGAAAACGTTGGATTAAGAAACGTGGGTATTAAAGCTGTAGAACAAGGAATAATTAAAATATCTCAAGATCAAAGAACGTTCCATTGGGGAACTAATGATAGAAAACTAATGACAATACCTTTTGATGAACAACCGTACTCAGCTTTAGCTGCTTGGTTTAAAACTGATGAAGGTGTAGAAGTTTTCAAAACAATAAATAAAAAGTTACAATAATATGTGACTATAATTATAGTGAAGGGTCACTATTGTGGCCCTTAACACTATTAACTAAAATATTAAAATGGCAATAAACGTAAACACTGTATATCAAACCGTTTTATTAATACTAAATAAAGAGCAGAGAGGTTATATGACACCTGTTGAGTTTAATAAAATAGGTGGTCAAGTTCAATTAGAAATATTTGAAAAATACGCTGAAGATATGAATCAGCAATTGCGTGTGCCGCAAGTCGATTTAGATTATTCTGATAGACAAATTAATATAGATGAAAAAATATCTATATTTAAAGAAATAGATCCAGCTACTTATACAACAAGTGGCTTTAAAATTCCTTCACAATACTCGGGACTTTCTTCTTCGAGTCAACAATTTACAGCAACTAATCCTGGTTTAACATATACATTAACTGGAGATACTTTAGCTTTATCAAACTCTGGTGGTATACCAGTTGTGTTTTTAAATAATGTTCAGCTTTCTAATAACGACTTTTCATTAAGCGGAGCAACATTAACTCTAAACTCTCAACCAACTGCCGGGCAAATAATTGTTATAAATATATATCCTAAACAATTTTACAGGTTAGGAACAGTTATTTATTCTGCAGGAGCTTTACCTATACAAGAGTTGCAAAGAGTTGGTTCAAGTGAGTTGTATCATTTGTTAGGATCTAACCTTACTAAACCTTCTACTAAATATCCAATATATACTTATAAAAATAATTATATAAATGTTTATCCTACCAGTATACAAAGTGGAATATCGGTTAACTATTTAAGAAAACCAATTACTCCTATATGGAATTTTACAGGAACAAATCAATATGTATTTAGCCCTACGTCATCTAATAACTTTGAATTACATAGTTCAGAACAAACTGAATTAATATTAAAAATATTATTATATGCTGGTGTTGTAATTAGAGATCCTGAAATAGTACAAGTTGCGGCTTCACAAGTGCAACAACAAGAAATGAATCAAAAAAGTTAATAAAATATGCCTAGACCAGATGGTGGATTAATCACCGAAACTAATAGACAATACTACGCTGGAGCTCAGCAGTTTTATATAAACGCAGCAGGTGCAGGTAAAACTTTTACTAGTACTTTTAATACTGATTTAATATATGGTAGTTCAGATAAAGCTAGTGCACAATATGGATTAAACAACTTTCATATATTTACTAGTCCAGATGCTTTAACCTGGACTGAGTTAACACCTAATAGTTCTCAAACAACAGCTATTAATGTAAACGCTAATGTTGTCGTGGGTAATCAAACCTTAACAATTACAGTTGCTAATGTAAACATTACAGCTGGTATGTTAATACAAAACTCAGCAGGAACACAAACATATGGAACTGTAACTCAAGTTTTATCTACAACAACATTTACATGTGCTGTAGCTATTCAAATACCTGCAAATGCACCATTGGTGTTTAAATTTGCAGAACCATACACAGAGGTTAACAATATAGTTACTGTAAAATCTTATTTACCATTAGGTACGTATGTAAAAATACAATTAGTAGAATCTGCTATAGAAAACAATTACGGTAATTACGAGTATACTAGCCTTGATGATGTAATTGATAATTTTTTAATAGCATACGTAGGAGCTGGTAAACTTATACCTAGTGTAAAAAGAACTGATGTTATATTTCACGCTAAACGTGGTTTACAAGAATTTAGTTATGACACATTAAAAAGCGTACGTTCACAAGAGTTAACAGTACCTTTAAGTTTAACTTTAACTATACCTCAAGATTATGTTAATTATGTTAGGTTTTCATGGATAGATCAAATGGGTGTTCAACACACTATATATCCAGCTAATGAATTAACACTTAGACCTTACATGAATCCTGTACAAGATGATTCAGGTTCACCAACACAAGACAATTTTGATTCTAATTTAGAAGGTACATCACAAACAGAAAAAGCTTGGAGCGATAATAATCCTAGAAAATTAAGTGGTGCATTTTTAAACGATTATAATGTAGCTGATTTATATTGGCAAAACTATTATAACAATGCATTGGGCCAAAGATATGGCTTAAACCCTGTTACAAGCCAAAGAAACGGCTGGTTTGTTATAGATGACAGAAGAGGTCAGTTTGGTTTTTCTAGTGACTTAAAAGACAAGCTAATAGTGTTAGAATACATATCTGATGGTAACGCTTATGACTTAGATGTTAAAATACCTAAATTAGCTGAAGAAGCTTTATATTCTCACATATTATATTCTATACTTTCAACTAGTGTAGGGGTTCAAGAATATATTGTACAAAGATTTAAAAGAGAAAGAAGCGCTAAATTAAGAAATGCTAAGATAAGATTATCAAATATAAAACTAGATCAAATAGTTCAAGTGTTTAGAAACCAATCTAAATGGATTAAATATTAAACATGGCAGAAATTAAAAATAGTTTTCTAAAGTCCAAAATGAATAAGGACTTAGATGATAGATTAATTCCTAACGGTGAGTATAGAGATGCAAATAATATATCTGTAGGTAAATCTGAAGATGATGATATAGGTGCATTAGAAAATGTAAAAGGAAACACTTTAGTTCCAGGAACTAATATTGGTGCCTTAGAAGTTATAGGTTATTTAAAAGACAATAATTCTGAAACTATTTATTTATTTTTAACAGACAATGTTAATGACCATAGGATATATAAATATTTTAATAATTCATACACAAAAATAGTTGAAGGTGCTTTTTTAAACTTTAGTAATGAAAATTTAATAAGTGGTATTAATCTTGTAGAAAACTTATTATTTTTTACAGATAATAGAAATCAACCTAGAAAAATAAATGTTAATAAACCATTAGGTTATTACACAAAAGAAAACCAAATATCAGTTGCTAAATATAATCCATACGAACCATTAGAATTACTAAAGTCTACAACCAGTGTAGCTGGAGCTGCTAGTGCTTCTACAACTATAACATTATCAGCGGCTAACACAGCTATAACTAAAGGTATGAATGTTATCGGCCCTAGCATAACGGCTGATCAATATATATATGTAACAAATGTATCTGGTGTAACTATAACTATAAACGCCGCAGCAACAGTAGCAAACTTAGATGTTTTAACGTTTTTGACTACAACTATGACCGGTAAGGATATTACTTACGATTTTAATGGTGGTGCAGATTGGCCTGGTGATCCAGATTTTTTAGAAGATTTATTTGTAAGATTTAGTTATAGATTTAAGTTTGATGATCAGGAATATTCTTTAATGGCACCATTTACTCAACCAGCTTTTATTCCACAACAAAAAGGTTATTTTCTAGCTGAAGACGAGGATGCTGCTTATAGAAGTACAATATTAAGCTTTATGCAAAATGGTGTACAAAATGTAGAGTTACTTATACCATTACCTGATGCACAAAATAAACTTGGAGCCCAAGCTAATGATACATATAAAATAACTGAAATAGACATACTATATAAAGAGTCGGACGGTAGAGCGGTAAAAGTTTTAGATACTGTTAAAACCGATAATCTATCTTCAAGTTCTAATGTTTATACATATGATTATCAATCAAGAAAACCTTATAAAACATTACCAGAAAGACAAACAGTAAGAGTTTATGATAGAGTTCCTGTAAGAGCTTTATCTCAAGAAATAGCTGGCAATAGAGTTATGTATGGTAATTTTCAAAGTCAACACACACCACCTGTAACATTAGATTATAATGTTGGCGCTAGTGCTAAAAACTCTACAGTTTTTACCAACTGGGCTGAATACCCTAATCATACTTTAAAACAAAACAGAAACTATCAAGTAGGTTTTATACTTGCTGATAAATTTGGTAGACAATCTTCAGTTATATTATCTTCTGTTGATCAAGGAACTACTGTTGGTTCTGACTTTTTTGGTGGATCAACTTTTTATCACCCTTATTCTTCAACAACTCAAAACTTAAAACAATGGTTTGGTGATGCTTTAAAAGTTGTTATAAACACAGCTATATCAAGTACAGCTGATTCAACTACTGGAACACCAGGTTTATATGCTGAACAAATAAGTAATGGTTTTAATATAACAGGAACTCCAACAATAACAAATACTACATACAGTTTTACTTTAGCTGGTGGTGCACCAACAACAGGTATAC